CATTTTGAAAACTTTATCCAATATTTTTCCAATTGTCTCGGAAATAATATTAAATGCAAATTTCATTGATTCTACAATTTTGCCAAAGATTCTTGACACCATCTCTTTCACAGATTTCGCAGCAGTACCAGCAGCACCTTTCACGGCGTCAATGATACGTTGTACGAAATCACCAACAGATTGTGCTTCAAAGTCCATACCAGTCAAAGTTTTCTTTTGTCCAAAATCATGAGTCACTCCATAATGTTCTCTCAATTCATAAACCAAAGTCAAAAATCGATCACGGGATATAACAGGGTCACATACAAGTCGTTTATCAATAGTAGTCAAACTAATAACAGTAACAAAATGCTTGTGATAATGTTCTCCGGCTTCAAATCCATTCTTTTGTGTAAATTGTCGTAGTCGTAATTCATAACAGATTGCCAATAAATCATCCAACGTTCCTTTATCAAAATAATACTTATCTCGTTCGAATTTCATTCCGCACATACAAGCACATTTAATATAATCGCGTCGTTGATGTTTACAAAAACGGGGTGAAACAACGTATCGGACTAATCCTGATTTCATTGCTTTTTCATACTCTCGTTCTTGGGCATAGGTCATTTTTTCTTCATCTTCACTTGAATCATCAAAATCCAAGTGGTCATAAGAACATCCAGCATTACCAGATTGTTCTTGGTTTTCATTAGAATCATTAGCTGAAATTGTTGAGGACAAAACTTTATAAATTTGGTCCTCATCAAAATTCACCTTTGATCCATCTCTCTCAGGCAAGTCAACAGGTGTCGTCAAATGTCTAACTTCTTCATAGTAGTCATCATCAGAATCATTATTGGGAAAATTCACTTCTCTCCAATATTGAGGTTTCAACACCTTCGCTTCCTTTTCTTCATTCTTCTCTCTTTCTTGTTCATTTTGGGGCCGGGCTTCGGCTTCGTTAAATTCTTGTTGAATTTGAGACATAATTGGTCAGGTTATGCTTTTTCTTGAGATCCTTCGGGATTTACCAGCGAGCAGGATTCTTCAATACTTTCCTAAGTTGAGTTGAGA